TAAATCGGTTGTCAGCGATTATTCCCAATCGTTTAAGGTACCAGCATCAACCCGAAATAATAAGGCTTTCAAACACTATTACAATGTTGATGTTGTAGGTGGATACGATGCCCACAACAAGACCCCAGCGGTTATCGAAATAGACGGCATCGAAGTATTCAACGGCGTAGTAGAATTAAATAGCGTAACATTCAAGGACGGGCAACCCCAGGACTATTCAATCGTGTTTTACGGGGACAACAAAAAACTGTCCTCGTCTATGGGAGAAGATACTCTCCAGGCGATTCAATGGGACGACTATACTCATGCCCGTACTTCCCAAAACATAACGAATTCCTGGAACGGAAACTTGCTTAGTGGTAAGGTTATGTACCCCGTGATTGCCTGGGGCGAAGCCTTTAACTATTCATCGGCTGGTACTTCTATCTCAAAAAACATAGCGACAAGTACGGGGGGCGTTACCATTTCCGATTTGAAACCAGCCCTTTTATTGACCGAAATGGTAAAGGCGATTTTCACACATTACGGATATGATAGCCAGGGAAGTTTCTATACGAATTCCCACCTTGATGACCTTTATGTGTGCCCCTCGGCTTACGCTGGTACATTAAATGTAGCCACCGTCGTACCTAAATTTGAAGTGTCCAGGGCGACGACCTACAACTTTGGTATGAGTAACTTTTATGTTACAATGACCTACACGGCTGAGGCCTTAGATACGGTCAATGCAATGAACTATACCTCGGGTACTTTTACTGCGCCTACGGCTGGGTTATATTCATTCACAAACTCGTACTATGTAGCCACTACCCAAAGTGGAACAATCGCCTCAAAACTATACAAGAATGGTTCAAGCGTAGCCAATGGAAATACGCATACCACTACGGGAAATAAGACGGATTCTTTTGCGGTTACTCTCGCCGCTGGGGATTTGATTACAATGCGTTATTCTTCTACGCAATCGGGAGCGCAGATTAGCAATATAACATTCGAATGTACATCGGGACCGAATACAAGTAGCAATACGAATATCAATTTTGGCGAGTTAATGCCTAAAGTGAAAGTGGCTGAATTCTTGAACGGGGTATTACAAACATTCAACTGTATTTTACTTCCGATTAGTGATTCGCGAATCGATGTAGAACCGCTTAAGGATTGGTACGATAACGGGGCAACAAAAGACTGGAGCAAGTACGCCGATATTTCCTCCGTGGTACACAAGAAGGTTGACGTAGCCAAAAGGCTTTCGTTCAAGCATAAAAAATCAACGGATTTCCAAAACCAAGCATTTACCCAAAACGCCGTTCGTGAATTTGGGTCATCGGAGAGTAGCACCTCGGTAGATTTTGGTAGCAAGGATTTGAAGGTGCAATCCCCTTTCCAAGTATTCCCACCTACTTTGATTCGGGACATAAACCAGTACGGGAGTGTTGCATCGACCACAGATATTCAATTATTCCAGGCATTGGATAACGGCTTAAATCCGATTCAAATTAACTTCCTTTTATTCTATTACAACGGGCTGAAATCTTCGGACGATTGGTATTTCGGTGGCTCATTAAAAACCTCCTTCCCAATCATAAGCCCGTACAATGCCTATCCAACTGCGTCGACTTCTCGAAGCCTGGCGTTTAGTCTTGAATCTACCCTTAGTGGCGATGCCCCTGAAAAAACGATTCTAAGCGAGTTTTGGCTCGGTTATATATCTCGCATCTATTCTTCACAATCCAGGCTCGTAGAACTTACCCTACGGCTTCCAGTAGGGCAGTGGCTTGACCTGGACTTAAGCGAAACAATAAACATATCGGGTTACTACTATAAAATCGACGGTATTCAATACGATATGTTGAAGGAAGAAGCGAAGGTTACTTTAATGACATACCCCGACATAAACATTTACTCGGCATCAAGCACGGGCAACAACTGGAATGTGGGTACGCCGTCAGCCAATAACAACGGAATAACATTTGTGGGTACGGGGTCGCAAGGTACTTCCCTGGGGAACATCAATACAGTAAACGGAACGAGAACCACTCAACAACCTAATGCCCCGTCAGTACCTTTTGTGGTGGTTTCTAACATTATAGCAAGCGCATACGAATCCGAGGTAGACACGGGCGGTGGCGGAACTGAAGAACCGTAATATGATTAGCAAGGTATTAGAAATTTTGTGGGTAGATGAACACTATGGTGCTGGTGAATTAACCGAACGTGCCAAAGGAAAATATGAACGAATTACCTCTGTAACCCAGGGGATAAAACAAATGAGAAGATGTCTGAAAAAGTAACGGTAGTATTTGAAGCCAAAACCCAACGAGCGGAGAAGGATATTTCCAAGATGGGTAAAGGCATCAAGGACACGGGAAAGGCTTCCAAGAAAACGAGTGCTGAAATCGGCGGTGTAACGGCGGCGGCGAACTCGGCAACTGGTGGTCTTGTAATGATGGGTAAAAGTGGACTCGCTGCGGTGCGTGGTGTAGCCAATGGATTTAGAACCTTGAAAGGCGCAATCATATCAACGGGTGTTGGTGCTTTAGTGGTTGTGTTTGCCTCTTTGGCGGCGTACTTCTCTCGTACCGAAAAAGGGGCACAAACCCTTCGTGTTGCAACGGCTGGTCTTAAGGCTGGGTTTGATGTGTTTTTAGACTTGGTAAGCAAGGTAGGAGAAAAACTGGTTTTCCTATTTACAAACCCGAAACAAGCCCTCATGGATTTCGGAAAGTCAATCAAAGACTTCGTTATTGGACGATTTGAATTGGTATTGAATAGCGTAAAACTTTTGGGGAGCGCTATGGTAAAATTATTCAAGGGGGATTTCAAAGGCGCACTTAAAGATGCTGGTCAAAGTTTCGTTGACCTCAACCGTGGGATAAACCCGTCGGCTATGATAATGGAAGCGATGGTTGAAACGGGCAAGAAGATAGCAAAAGAGGTACGGGAAGATGTTAAAGCGGCGGCGGAATTAGAAGCCCAAATGAACCGTGTAAAACAAATCGAACGTGAATTGATTGTTGACCGTGCCAGGGCTAACAAAGAAATTGCAAAGGCTCGTTTGATTGCAATGGACGAAACAAAATCCCAGGAAGAAAGATTAGCGGCGATTCGAAAGGCTGGGGAACTGGAAGAAGAAGTAGCGCAAAAAGAATTAAACGCTCAAAAAGAAAAACTTGCAATCCTTGAAGGCCAGGCGGCGCTCGCCGATTCAAATGAGGAAACCCTTGATGAAATTGCACAAGCACGAGCCAGGGTATTACAACTCGAACAAGCCACTATTCAAAGACAAAAAAGATTGGCTACCGAAACGGAAGCACTTGAGCGTGAATTGGCGGCGGAAGAAAAGAAACGTGCTGACGAAAAAGCCAAAAGAATAGCCGAGGAAGAAAAGGCTCGTCTTGAAGCCCTGGAAGCCCTTCGTGAAGCCAATGCCACCGACAAGGAAAACGAGATATTCGAAATCAATGACAAGTACGACAAACTTGTAGCCCTGGCTGAAAAGTATGGCCAGGACACCACGGTGTTAGAACAAAAACGTCAAGAGGCTTTAGCCGAATTAAAGCAAAAAGAAATCGATGACGAACGTGCCCTCCAGGATTCAAAATTAGCACTTGCTGAGAAGGGGGCTCAAGCCGTTGGACAACTTGCTACGGCATTGGCTGGGGATAACGAAAAGGCGCAGAGAAAAGCCTTCAAAGTAAACAAGGCGCTGAATATAGGTACGGCAATAATGAACACGGCAAATGCTATTTCGGGTGCATTAGCCACCGTTAACCCAATTCCAGGAGGTAGATTCATTGAGGCTGGTATCGCTGGTATCTCGGGTTTAGCCCAGGTGTTAGCAATTAAGAATACCAAGTTTGGCGATAAGTCGGGCGGAGGTGCTTCAAGTGGGGCACGACCACAAAGCGGTGGTGGTGCATTTGGTCAAAGCCTGGCACCGAGTGTTGGAATTGTGGGGGCAAGTGCGAATCCTAATACACAACTCCTGGGGGCAATTAGTCAAAATACCGAACGACCACAAAGGGCTTATGTAGTGGGACAAGATGTAACTACCCAGCAATCTCTTGACCGTCGCATCGTTGAAAACGCAACATTTGGTTAATCAATCGTTATAGTACTATGAGAATCATCGAACTTATTTTGGACGAGGAAAGCCTTGCGAATGGCATTGATGCGATTAGCATTGTTTCCGAACCAGCAATAGAAGAAAACTTCATCGCATTGAAGGACGAGGGACGACAAGAATTTGCCGTTCACGATAAAGAGAAACGAATTCTAATGGGTGCGGCACTTATTCCTAATAAGCCAATCTACCGAAGAAACGGCACCGAAGAATTCTATGTGTATTTCAGCAAAGAAACCATTCGACGCGCTAACGAATTATTCTTCCAGCGTGGCCACCAAAACAAAGCCACTCTCGAACACGAGGTTTCAATCAATGGTTTGTCCGTGGTTGAATCCTGGATTATTGAGGACGTGGAAAAAGACAAGAGTGCGCTATACAATATGAGCCTTCCCGTAGGCACGTGGATGATTTCGATGAAAGTCGAAAACAATGACGTGTGGGAGAATTACGTTAAAACGGGCAAAGTCCAGGGCTTTAGTATTGAAGGTTATTTCGCCGATAAAATGAAACTAAGGGCTTCTATCGATGAAGAAGAAGCCGAACTAATCCTTAGTGAGATTCGCGCCATTATACGCCCCGATGCTCGTTATAAAAAAGGCAAACGAATGGAGATGGAATCGTATTCCGATTACGGCCAGGGAATTCGTAATAACGCCAAGCGAGGTATCGAACTAAACGAAAAGAATGGTAATAAATGTGCGACACAAACTGGTAAGGTTAGGGCGCAACAAATTGCCCAGGGTAAACCATTAAGCCTTCAAACAATTAAACGAATGTATTCGTACCTCAGCCGAGCCGAGGAATACTATGACCCGAACGACACCAGCGCGTGCGGTACTATTTCGTTTTTGTTGTGGGGTGGCAAGTCGGCGCTGGGCTGGTCAAGAAATAAACTCCGCGAATTAGGGGAACTCGAATAAAAACGGAACACAATAATTTATAAGCGTTATAATACTATGAATGCAGAAACTACATTAGGTAAAATCATGACCTACCTCGGCATGGAAAAAGAAGCCGAGCAAGTACAAGAAACTCCCGTTGTTGAGGTTAAATTCGAACAACGCAAACAAGCAGAAGGGGACGTCGTATTCGAAAGCGATTCATTTGCCCCAGGCGATGCGGTGTTTGTATTGACTGAAGATGGCGAGAGAATTCCAGCACCTGAGGGGCACTACGCTATGGAAGACGGCAACGTGATGATGGTAAATGACCAGGGCGTTATCGAAGCATACGAGGAGCAACCAAGTGAGGAAGAAGAAGCACCAGCCCCAGCAGAAGCCCCAGCAGAAGGCGAAGTGGAGGCTGGATACGATGACGAAGAAAAGATGCAAGTAGAATCAGCACCAGCAACGGCCGAGCCGAAGCGTGTAATTCAAACCGAAAGCAAGTCGGTTGAAATGCAATTCGAAAAGCAGATTAGCGAAATGGAAGTTAAATTCCAGGCGGAAAAGGACGAGTGGTCTAAGCAGTTAGCAGAAGTAGAAGCCCAGCGAGTAGCCCTATCGGCTGAAGTTGAGGAACTTAAGTCTAAACTGGCCGAGGAACCAGCGGCTCAACCTTTGAAGCATAGCGTTGAAGCAGTAGCACAACGTAAGGAATTCTTTAAGGCTAAAGTCCAAAACAACACGACTGAAAGCCGAGTTTATAACCGATTATTTAATAAATAGTAAATCATGGCAACACCAACAATTACTACAACTTACGCTGGTGAGAAGGCTGCAGGATATATTTCAGCAGCACTCCTATCGGCTAAAACATTGGATGAAAGTGCAATCACTATCATGCCAAACGTAAAGTACAAGCAAGTACTTAAAACATTTACCGCCTCGGGTCTTGTAGCCGACGCATCTTGTGATTTCAGCGATGCTGGTGCAGTTACTTTGGGCGAAAGAGTAATTACTCCCGAAGAAAAGCAAGTCAACCTATCTTTGTGTAAGTCAGACTTTCACAGCGACTGGGAAGCGATTTCAATGGGTTACTCAGCACACGATAGCCTTCCTCCATCTTTCAGCGACTACTTGATTGGTCAAATGGCGGCGCACGTGGCTAAGAACAACGAGCAGTTTATTTGGTCTTCATTGGACACTAAATTCAACGCATCGGGTTCGAGCGTAGTAAACAACGCTTCAACTCGTACATTGGATGCAACAAATGTTGACGACGAATTGGCTGACGTAATCGATGCTATCCCAACTGAAATCTACGACGAAGAAGATTTGACGTTGTACGTTTCTCCTAAGATTGCGAAACTATATATGCGTTACCTCGGTACGGCTGGTTATAACGATATGTACTCAGTAGGTGCGAAGCCTTTGAACTTCGAAGGTAAAGATATGTTCGTTGCTCCTGGATTGGGTGCAGACCAAATCGTAGCGGCGCGTAAGTCAAACCTATATTTTGCGACTGGTCTATTGAACGACCACAACGAAGTACGTGTCATTGACATGGCGGACATCGATGGCTCGCAAAACGTACGCTTTGTAATGCGCTTCACTCGTGCCGTAGACTTCGGTATCGGTAGCGAAGTGGTATTGAATCGATAATAAACTGGGACGGAGCCAGGGTAAAACCTGGCTTCTTTTCCTCCTAAAAATTAAATTTTATGTCTTGTAATTTAACACTTGGACGTTTAGAACCTTGTAAGGACAAAGTAGGGGGTCTGAAAGCGGTTTATTTCATCAACTACCAGCCTTTGGAAGTAACAAATGGTTCGGACGGCGAAATCACCGACATCACGGAGGCTGATGGTACGACTGAACCTACTGGTTACAAATACGACCTACGAGGAACTAATTCCTTCGAAGAAACAATTAACGCATCACGCGAAAACGGCACGGTATTCTTTGAGCAAGTACTTTCACTTCAATTGAAAGGCTTAACTAAAGAAATGCACAAGCAACTTAAACTAATGGCTTACGGCCGTCCACACGTAATCGTTGAAGATAACAACGGCGCTTACTGGATGATGGGTCTTGAGCACGGTTGTGAAGTTACTGGTGGTACTGTGGCTACTGGTGCGGCGATGGGCGATTTGTACGGGTACACAATTACCCTTACTGCCCAGGAGAAGGAACCAGCAAATTTCATTTCAGTAACGAATGATATTGATGACCACATTACGATTGTAGCGGGGAGTTAAGTAGTGGTTTTAGTAAGTATCCCCTGGGGTTGGCTTCGGTCAGCCCCTTTTTTTTTGTTTTTTTTTCAGTTTAGTGTTGTAGAACTAAAATATAGTTCCGTAGTTTGGACTATCAAACAACCAAAAAAAGAGAAAAAATGGGATACTTGAAATTCAACCGCCACGAAACTTTCCTAATGGACGACATGAAATTGGTACGCAACTTAGATGCTTACTTCTTCACTAACAGAGAAAAGTTTGAATTTGACTACTGGACAGTATGTAACGAACTTTCAGCCCTTTACGACGGGGTTATTTACGATGACCTTAAGTGGAAGATTGTAAAAGTGGTAAACGACGAACCACTATTGTACGCAGAGTGGTTAAACCTAATGTCAAGAATCTACGACGTAGCAGAGTAATCACAACCAACATCGACAACGCCTGGCACTGAAACAAATGCCAGGTTTTGTCAGTAGAAACCAAAATATAAAGGAAATGAAAACATTTAAGGACATCGTATTTAAGCCTTGCAAGGATATCGAAGGCATACGAGGACAAATTGAAATCAACGGTCAAGTCGTATCCGTGATAAGCGGTATGTGGACAAGAGGCACATGGACTACTTCTCCGTTAGTACACAAACACGATTTATTCGAGGTAGCCGTTTGGCCAGTAGGTCAACCCGACCTTTGGAACACCAAAAAATGGCATCGTAAAGCCCAGGGAATTCAATGCCCCGTGGTAGGCGATTTGAACCGTCGTGCAATTAACCGTCTAATGAAAAAAATCCAAGCATCATGAGTAGCGCTTTCTATGACCTAATCTATATGCGCACGGGCGTTTGTAAGTTTCGCCTGGAGCATTTCAAGACAAGAGTGGTGCAAGGGGGTATGATACCTTACGAATACGTTTTAGAATTCGACCAAGATATTGATATTCCGTTTGCTTACCACTGGAGAGATAAACTGGCTTGTCTACAAGAAGCCGTTAAAATGCAAAGACGATTACAAAATGGTTAGATTGAACATTCACGAGAAAGCCGTTAAACGGGCAATCCTTTCCCAACTGGAATTGTATTACCACTTTTGGGAAATGAAGAAAGATGACCTCGGCGTTACCATAGCAATGAGCCCGAGCGAACGTAAGATGCACCTGGAGGAAATGAAGATGTATTACTCTTGCGAACCCCAGGTTTCATTCGACGAAGAAGAAACCACTTTTTACTGGAAATGAAAATCTTCGTTCTAATGCACCCAAATGTAGGCAAGATGTACATTCTATGCCCCGACGAGGAGAAAGCCGTTCAAATCGCATTAAAATACGGTTATAGCGAAGATGCCAGGATAATGTACTGGCCAGGAAATTAAGAGAGAGGGCATTGCCCTCTTTTTTTTTGGTAACAAAAAGGGATTCTTGCGTTATAGTAATATGAACATCGTTAATCCTAATCAGTCGGAACATTCACTAAAGGTTGCAACACGTAAATATACGGGCGACCTGGAATTGACTATTCGTGATGATTACAGTAAAGAAACTTCAACACCCGAGGTCGTTGTAACCACTTCCAATTCATATCGAAGCCTGGCTTTCGATTACCACTTTGAGGAGGGAAAATGGTACGCAATTACCTTACGAGATTCGAACGAAATTCCAGTTTACCGAGGCAAGGTTTACGCCACTTCGCAAACGGAATTAGATGCGTACTCGGTGCTGAAGGACAAGTACGAACACGAGTTAGGCTTTGACAATAAATTTATGACGCTATGAGCGTAAGATTCTTACAATTAAGTCAATACTCCAGCCCTCAAATAATTGAGGACAAGCGCAATGAATGGGTAAACTACGGGGAGGATAACAACTACTTCCAACACCTAATCAATTTGTACCATTCAAGCCCAACAAATAACGCCGCAGTAAAGGGAATTTCCGACCTGGTGTTTGGTGCTGGACTGGAGGTAGTCAAAGCCGACCGTAACCTTGAAGGCTACGTGCACCTTAAAAAGATGTTCCGTGATAGTTGTATTAGAAAGGTTGTCATGGACTTTAAGATGCTGGGACAAGCAAGTTTCCAGTTAATTAAAAGCAAGGACGGAAAACGCTTCGTACAAGCCGAGCACTTCCCTATTCATACCCTACGTCCCGAGAAGATGAACGAGGACGGGGAAATCGAAGCGTATTACTATCATCCTAACTGGGCAGAGTATAGCCAAAAAGACGAACCAACAAGAATTCCAGCATTTGGATTCGAGAAAAATAGCCCCGTTTGTATTTATGTGATTAAGCCTTACTCAACGGGCAACGAATACTTCAACCCAGTAGATTACCAGGGGGGACTTCAGTACGCTGAACTTGAAGGCGAAATCGCTAACTACCACCTCAACAATATCAAAAACGGCATGACGCCGACAATGATATTGAACATGAATAATGGGATTCCCGACGAGCGCAAACAACAACAAATTGAATCTAAGATTCTACATAAATTTAGTGGCTCGTCTAATGCTGGGAAATTGGTTTTAGCCTTTAACGAGGATAAAGATTCAGCGGCTACAATCGAGCCTATTCAGTTAAGTGATGCACACAATCAGTACCAGTTTTTGTCGAACGAATGTATGACGAAAATAATGGTAAGCCACCGTATCACTTCACCTATGTTATTGGGTATCAAGGACAACACGGGGCTGGGTAACAACGCCGAAGAATTGAAATCGGCTTCAACCCTATTCGACAACATCGTTATTCGTCCTTTCCAGCAAATTATCATCGATGCGATTGCCGAGGTAATGAATGAAAATGGCTACAACTTGAATATGTACTTCAAGACACTTCAGCCACTTGAATTTGTAGACTTGTCGGGTAAAGCGGTTGACAAGGAAACCCAGGAGAAAGAAACGGGCGTTGAATTGTCCAGCGATAAAGCACAAGCCCAGGCATTCCAGGATATGTCAAACGACGACGAGGAAAAGTGGCTTGAATTCCTATACGAAAGAGGGGAAACCATCGACGAGGAAGAATGGGAATTGATTGACGAGGAAATCGTTAGCGACCCCGATGCCGAAGAAGAAAAGTACAAATTCTTTAAGCGGTTTGCCAATCCTACAAACAAGAGTGAAGATGATTCGGGCTTATACAAAATCCGATACGCATATACGCCACAAAGCAATTCAACCAATAGCCGAACCTTCTGCAAGAATATGGTAAACAACGCCAAGATGGGGGTAGTATATCGCCGTGAGGATATTGATTCAATGGACGGCCAGGTTAACACCGAATTCGCTCCCCAGGGAACGAGCACATATTCAATATGGAGATTCAAGGGTGGCGTAAATTGTCATCACGCCTGGAAGCGATTAGTATACTTTAGAAAGCGTGGGGACAAGGGGCAGTTCCTACCGAATTCCACTACTGCAGACCTCGAAAATGATAAGCGAGTTACGGACAACGAAGCCCGTTCGGCTGGTGTGCCAGGAGATAAATTCCAACCAAAGGAATGGACAACGGCGCAAACCCGACCAATTGATATGCCCGACGGGGGACGATTAAACAGATAAGATGGCTGAAGTATTACTTTGTACCAGGGACGACATAATGACGAGAACGGCTTTAAGCGGTTCAATCGACACGGATAAGATTACGCCGTTTATTAAGTCAGCCCAGGACATTCACATTCAAGGGTTACTCGGGACTAAACTCCTGGAGAAAATCCTTACCGACATTGATGAAGGCGATTTGTCGTCTACATATGAAAACCTGGTTACAAAATATGTTAAGCCAGTTTTGATTCATTACGCCGTAGCGGACTTCATTTCGTTTCATGCGTATAGCATCGAAAATGGCGGTGTTTTTAAGCGTAATAGTGATACGGGTCAAGTGGTAGAAAAAAACGAAGTAGACGGGCTTGTAAGAAAGCAACGTGATATCGCCGACCACTATCGTACCCAACTTGTACGACACCTGGCTTTACATAACGACTTGTACCCCGAGTATTCGGAATACCAGGACGACGGCTATTACCCAACTGGAAAGCAAAACGGATTCACTGGGTGGGTACTATAAAAACGACATATAAACCAAAAGAAACCAACGTCAAAAAATTAACCGTTTACTTGACCAAGGCTTCCACACATAACAAGAAAAATGGCAAAGGTTAATCTCATTATAAAGGAAACGCTCGACATCACTTGTATGCGCCACGACACCTTCAAACTGGACATGGACTGGACGGATGCAGATGACAACGCAATCGATTTGACGGCGTATACATTCAAAGCCCAGGTACGAAAAAAGAGTACGGGGTCGACTGTATTGCTAACCTTTAACGATGCGGATTTTACGAAGGATTCTTCGGGCAACCTTTTGATGAAAAAAGGGGCATCGGATATGACCTTAAAAGGGGGAACATATACCTACGATGTCCAAGCAACACATACAAGCACAAGCGAGGTTAGTACCTGGCTTGGAGGCTTATTTATTGTAAAAGATGACGTTACTGAATAATGAGTGTAAACGTAAACCAGCAAGACCCCAATTCAGTCAGTATCCAACAAGGGGGTTCGAATTCGGTAAGCCTTACCAATTCGGCACCTATGTCGGTTACTGTGAGCCGTGTTGCCGTGGCATCGGGGGACAAGCATTATACGCACACCCAAAGTACGGCAACTGACCAATGGGTTATTACCCACAACTTGAATAAACACCCAGCCGTAGCCATAGTGGACGACGGCGGAAACATATTGATAACGGAGGTACGGTACGATTCAGCCAACCAACTGACCGTTTTATTTAACTCGGCTGAAAGTGGAAAAGCATACTTAAATTAACAAGTTATGGCATTAAAGTTTCTTTCCGACATAGACTTGTCGGGCGCGTTAGAGTTAAACGGTAATCTTCTTAAGAATGCCCGTTTACAAAACGCATCAACAAACCCGTCAGGTCCGAGTGCGGGACAGATTTACTACAATACCTCGGACAATGAAATTCGATTCTACAACGGGTCGTCTTGGGTAAACCTATCTTCAGCGACTGGGGACATAACTGGTGTAACGGCTGGTGCTGGTCTTACGGGCGGTGGTACGAGTGGTTCGGTTACTCTTAACGTAGTCGGTGGTACGGGTATCACGGCAAATGCAAATGACATTGCCCTGGACACGGCTACTGCATCTACATTAGGGGGTGTAAAAATCGGTTCACGCATTACCATTTCAAGCGGTGTAATTAGCGCAGACGTACAATCGGAAGCCAATTTCACGCAAGATGAAAAGGATAAGTTAGAAAACATCGCTGACGGGGCAACCAATACGAATGAACCAGCAATTAACCGAGGCGGTGGTACACCAACTTTGGCTACTGGGGTAACGGCTGGAGAAATTCGTACTTTGATTGGGGCTGGTACTTCATCTTTTGACGGGGCGTATTCTTCGCTTACTGGCACGCCAACTATTCCAAGTGGAGCACTTGCCTCATTGGATAGTGTAGGTTCAGCGCAAATCGATGCCAATAGTGTAGGCGCAAGTGAATTGAAAGTAGGCGCAAACGGAACGGCTGGCCAGGTGCTTAAGTCGGACGGCGATGGTACATTCTCCTGGGTAGACCAAACTACGAATACCGATGTCAATGTAAGCGCTTCAAATCTTCAAACACGTTTAGGTCAACTTTCGGGCACAATTACCATTGGTAGCGATGCTGGAGACCAAGTAAGAATCATTGGTGGCCTTCGTGTAGATGGCGAAACGACTACGATTAACTCGACGACGGTATCAACGGGCGATAACATCATTGTATTGAACAACGATGAATCGGGTACGCCTTCAGAGAACGCTGGTATTGAAATCGAACGTGGTACGTCAACCAACACGTTACTACGCTGGAATGAATCTACCGATAGATGGCAATTCACAAACGATGGTTCTACGTACTACAACATTCCTATCACTTCCGAATACTCAAACAACTCGGGAGATATTACTGCCGTAGTCGCTGGCAACGGTTTGACTGGTGGGGCAACATCGGGTAGTGCTACCTTGAATGTTGTTGGTGGAACTGGTATTACGGCTAACGCCAACGATATTAGTTTGGATACGGCAACGGCTTCAGCCCTTGGTGGGGTAAAAATTGGTAGCCGTATTACTATTTCTTCGGGGGTTATTTCGGCAGATGTTCAGTCGGACACAAACTTTACCCAGGAGGAAAAAGATAAACTTTCTAACATTGAAGAAAGCGCAAATGCCTACTCGCTTCCAACGGCATCAGCAAGTACGCTTGGTGGTATTAAAGTAGGTACAAACCTAAGCATCAGCAACGGCGTACTTAGTGCTACGGATACAAACACTCAAAGAAGCGACGAAGAAATTCGTGATTTAGTGGGTGATGTAATGGTTGGAAATGCTTCGCACACGGGTATAAGTGCTTCGGATAACGATAGCGGAAACAACGTCGCATTGACTAACTTGTATGTATCGTACAACGAAACATTCACAAGTGCGACAAGTTTCTCAATCGCTGGTACAACCCACCGTGCGGAATTCCCTTGTAATGTATCGGTATACAATTCCGACGGGGACATGGTTCATTGTGAAATAAACCAAGCCTCGGACACGCGCGATATTACATCGGGCACATTACCAAGTGGAACTTACTATGTCGCTGTAAGCGGTGTACGTGCATAAACTGTAAATCATGGCGGTTAAAATAATCGGCGATTTAGATGTTTCGGGAAGTATGGGCATCACGGCAAGTGATGTTCCTAACCTTTCTGCGAGTAAGATAACGAGTGGTACATTGGGTACCGCTCGTATTCCCTCTTTAGATGCCAGTAAAATTACTTCGGGTACGTTTAATATAGCCAGGATACCCGACGACCTTCGAGGTGGTCAAACCCTGGTAGGCAAAGATTCAAGCAACTACATTGCAATAGACCACGACGACAATAACAACATTGATTTCTATATCTCGGGAACTTGGGTAGCCAGGCTTGAAGCCGATGGGGATTTCCACGTTAAAGGAGACGTTATAGCAGTCAGCGATATTTTCAATCCGTAATGGCATTACAGAGTAGCGGTCAAATATCAATCAGCGACATTCGCACCGAATTAGGCTCATCAAGTTATAGCCTTTCTACACTTTCGGTAGCGGCTGGAAAAACTGCGCCACATGGTATGAAGGAATTCTACGGATATTCCAATACACCAGCCTACTCAAACACAAGATACTATCGTAATGATGGTACGGGGGATTACATAAACTGCACTACTTCTACTTCGCCCTTTTCAATCAACACTACCCAGGATTTATCCTTTTGTTTTTGGGTACGTCAAAACGGGTCGAAGCAAAACCAAATGATTTTCAACTTCGGCAATACAAACTCCAACGGGAACAACCGTATTTTCCTATCGTATAGCGCCAACTTAAATCGCTTTGTTTTTAGGTATCGTAGCAACTCGGTCAACTTTGACCGTCAATGGGGTTTACACGACAATAGCGGTACGGGGGTTACGTCAAGTAGTACGGGTTGGACAAGTTCAAGTCGGGGGAATACCAATAGCGACGGCTTTTGTATGATTACTGGTACTTACGATGCCTCTCAAAGTAACGCCGCTAACGCCTTCAAAATGTATTGGAATGCTGGGGAAATGACTTCCCAGGCGGTGGCCAATAGCGGTACACGAACGGCGATGACGGCAATCCGAGGTAGAATAGGAGAAAATTTACACCTAACAAATTCGGCTGGAAACGCAACCTTGGATTACGATGAATTCAAAATCTTTAACAAGGTGCTTTCTTCAAGCGAGGTAAGTACGCTTTATAATAGCGGTTCAATAGCCGATTCTTCCCAAACAGTTTCAAGCGGTTTAATTACCGAGTGGACGTTTGAAGGTGGCAACGCAAATGATAGTAATTCAAAGTACACGAATTCCATTACTGGAGGTGTAGTTAACACGTACTAATGGCACATACGATTGAGGCATATAATGAAGAAGAAACCGTGTTCGAGGTGCTGAATGACGGCATACCCGAATTCTACGGAACGCAAGAGGAATGTCAAGAGTACATAAACCAATTGAAATGAAAGCAGTATTACGCAATCTAAGGGACATTCTTTTGTATTCCGACTCCTACCTCTTTGAACTATTCGTAGGGGCTTTACACTTCTTTATTTTGCCCCTGGCGATTTTAGAAATAGGCAGTTTGTATCACGTACAATGTGCTGGGATTCTAATTGGTGGCTTTCAATTGTATGCCGTGGGAACGAAAAACCTTAAGTGTCGTGTGTGGGCTTGTCAAGGGGCGGCGTTGTTAGCCCTTTATACTGTCGTTCACTACCTTGAAGTAGGAATGATGAATGGCTCACGCCTGGGCTGGACTTTGGTACTTGTAATGACTTTTCTTAATTTATATCGAACCTTCAAAGAAAAATTGATTCGTGGAAAATAGTGTAATACAAATAGTGTTAGCCTTGGTGGCCGTACTTGGTGGTGCTGGTGCCTGGCAATTTTATAGTAAAAAATTAGAGTTGAAATACCAATCAAAATCGGACGATAAATCCGACCAAAATTTATTCCGTGACCAAATCCTCCAGGAACTGGATAGGGTTAAACAAGAATTAGCGGACGCCAATCAAAAGGTTATTGAATTGACTGGCGAATTGGGTACGCTTCGTGAAAGGGTTAAAAACCTTGAATCGGAAAACGACCGTCTACTTCGTAACAAATAAATCTTAATACAATGGCTAAAAAACCACTACGTGTTCCTCAAAAGGAACTTGACCAATTCAATGCGAATTACAAAACTTACCTCGCTACGAAAGATGAATTTACCCGACTAAGTATTAGTCAAAAGCAACTTGCCCAGGCATTGGAGGTTTGCTTTTCTAATCTTACCCAGGCTGAAAACGATTTGAACTCGTGGACGGCAAAATGGGAAGAAGCCTTTGGTACTGATGCCGAGGTAAACATTGAAACTGGCGAAGTAAATCTACCAGCAAATGCGAAAAATAAATAAAGTGTTCATTCATTGTAGCGCTACTCCCGAGGGAAAGGCGTTCGATGTTGACGATATCCGAGCCTGGCATAAAGCCCAGGGTTGGTCGGATTGTGGTTATCACTATGTAATCACTTTAGACGGCACGGTACAAGATGGCCGTCCACTTAAGAAAGTAGGGGCTCACGCAAGGGGGCACAATATCGGTTCAATAGGGATTTGTTACATCGGTGGTGTCGATGCAAACAATGAGCCGAAAGACACCATGAATACGGCTCAAGACACGGCGATGGTAAACCTATTGAAAGCCCTCCAGGAGCAATTCCCAGGAATTACATTCCACGGGCACAATGAGGTGGCCAATAAGGCTTGTCCAAGTTTTAATGTTCAAGAGAAATACGGATGGATACAAGAGATTTAGAAGACTTAATCAACGAAATGGAAAGCCTACCACAACCCGAATCTTGCAACCTGGAGAATCCCGAGGATTGCGAAGCGTGTGGTAGTTAAATGAATTATGAGTGGAATACTTAAGAAGATACTGGGAGGAAATGCTGTATCGGTCGTTAAAGAAGTGGCTGACGTGGCGGATAAGTTTATCCAAACACCCGAAGAAAAAGAACAATTTAAGGCAGAAGTTGAACGGGCTTTATCGTCACGGTGGAAGGCTGACATGGCGTCAGATTCTTGGCTATCTAAAAACGTCCGTCCACTAACACTACTAACAGTGATGGCTTCTTTAGTCATTATGACCTTTTTCAGCGGTGCTGAATTACTTGATATTTCGGACTCCTGGATAGGACTTTGGGAAATGGTAAGTATAACAGTCATCGGGGGTTATTTTGCCGTGAGAACCATTGATAAAAGAGGAAATGTAAAATGAAAATCCTTACCAAACACCGCAACTCCCACCTCATAGAATACCCAGGCAAGGTAATGAAGGTGGCTTTTATGAGCGATTTGCATTGGGACAACCCAAAGTGTAATCGAGAACTACTTAAGAAGCACCTGGATAGGTGTTTGGAAGAAGATAGAAAGGTTTTCATTAACGGGGATATGTTTTGCCTAATGCAAGGGAAATACGACCCCAGGAGAAGCAAAAAAGATATTCGTCCCGAACACAATAAGGTTAACTACATTGATGCGGTAATTGAAGATGCCGTTGAATGGTTTGCACCTTATAAAGATGTCATCGTACACGTGGGATACGGCAACCACGAAACGGCTATTGTAAAGAATCTTGAAACTGACCCCTTAAGACGTTGGGTTGATTTATTTAACTACACGCAAAAGGCTGAGGTTAAACTTGGAGGCTACGGCGGCTGGGTTCGTTTTAGACTAATCCCCTGGGAAACAAGCCAAAGACAAGCCAGTATTCAAATGTACCACTTCCACGGCTCGGGTGGGGGCGGACCAGTTACCAAGGGTACAATACAAAATCAACGCCAAATGGCTTCGATTGAAGGGGCTGACATCATTTGTATGGGGCACGTACACGAATTGTATACGATGGTGCATTCGGTTAAACATCTTACCGATGATAAATTAAAGCCAACGCATAGGGAAGTACACCACTTTAGAACGGGATGCTACAAAGACGAATACGATGACGGCTACGGAGGTTGGCATATTGAACGAGGCGCACCACCTAAACCCCTGGGGTGTGTAGTGGCTGACCTGGTATTCGAAGATAGAAACGCTTATAAGGAAAGAGATAAAGTAATAATAATACCAACGACATGGACAAGATAGGAAACAAGACCCCAGGATTGGCGACACGCCACGATGACGAGCGTGGTTGCCTATGTAAAAACAACACATATAGCCGTAAATGTTGCGACGGCTCATTGATGGCACAAGGGATTGGGCGTATAAATAGAACGGCGACCTAATTTTTTTTCGCCTGGCAACGCACGGAAATAACGGGATTCTAAAAAAATCTCGTTTTTTTTTGCTGGTACTGTTGTAAAATTAAAATGAATGTAGTGATATTTGGTATGTCAATAACCAACAAAAGAAAAAGACATGAAAATTTCAAACTTCACTAAAGCACAAAAAGAAGCGTTAATAAATGTAATCCGCTTCACTCTCGAAGGTAACACCTGGGGATACGTAAAAGGACGTAAAGCAAATGTTCTACGCAACACGGGAATGTGTATTTACAAGGCTGACCACAACTACTCGCACCGCAACGATTACGATTTCGTTGTAGGTGTTGACTACAACAAACTAATGCTACACCCTCAAGGTTTTGCGATTATGCAAGAGGCAAAAGAAAAGGCTCAAGTTACTGTGTGGGAGAACCTTGGCGGACTACAACGCGCTTATGTTAAATTCGAAGTAGGCGATAAAGTAGACTTCATTGGCTACTACGGTACAAGCAATGACGATATGAAATGGTACTGCCTTGAAGGTCGTACAATGGACGAGCCACTTACAATCGCTGAGGTTGTATTGAATGACAAATACGACAACTTTGTACACGTAGTCCTTTCAAATGGTTTTAGAATGAACCAATTCGGCTACGTGCCAGGGCTTCGTGTAAAAGGAAATTGTCTTGCAAAACGCTAAGAATAATTGTATATTTGAAAAACCAAAATAATGACGGAAACAATTTTGTACTGGAAATCCAGGGTCGAAGCCCTGGAGAAAGCACTCGAAGAAAGAGATGCTACGATTAACGAACTTCTAAAAGACCTGGCTAATGCACGGAACTATTGATGAATGTATGCTGGATTTATTTAAGCAATCCAACACCGAACTGGCTCACGACCTTGAATTGAGTTACAATACAATTAGCACGTGGCGATTTCAATTCAACAAGGGTGGTCTATCGGATAAGAAGAAAAGAGCGATACTTACTAAAACTGGATATAAACTAAAAACTCCCGAAAAATGGCACAGAAAAGTCAAGTAAAGGCGGTAACGCCGAACGGCACGTATGAAGGAAAATACGGCCTCATGTACAAATTCGACGTAGAATTCGAGAACGGAGAATTCGGTACGGCAATGGGTAAAACCCAGGAATGCAAATTTATCGTAGGACAAGAAGCCTCGTATGAGCGAACAAGTCGTGAATACAATGGTCAAACTTACTACAATGTAAAGTACGTCAATGAGGGTTATACCCCAGGCGGAGGATACAAAGGCAAAGACCCTAAAACGGAAGCCCGTATCGTTAGAATGAATGTTTTGCAACGAGCCGTCGACCTGGCTATTGCAGATAAGATTCTTTTAAGCGACGTTCCGAGAATCGCAAGTGAATTTGCTAACTGGGTAAATGCGGAGGCACAAGCCCCAAACCCAACACCGCAGTCAGTAGCAACGACAAGCGATTTACCATTCTAAAATGAAAAAGCCCAGGCACAAAACCTGGGCTTCTTTCTAACCAAAATAATTATCGAAAAGGACAATTGTATGTCAAATGTAACACAAAATTTGGAACGCTTGAATTATTTCGTGGTTTTTCCTTCTTACCTACTGGAGATTCTTAATCATCGCCAGTGCGTTCTCCTGGGGGTTATAAATTCCCTGGCTAATAAAAAAGGATATTGTTACGCCTCAAATAAGGCTTTGATTGAAATCGTAAACACCTCGGCTAAATCATTAGAACGTGATTTGAAGGTGTTAGAAAGCCGTAAATTGATTTTCCGAGAACTACTACGGGATTCTAATTTGACGGTCTTAGAACGAAGAATAACGCCCTTAAATACCCCTCCCCAATTTGGGGGCAACCTCCCCTCCAGTTTGGCGGATACCCCTCCCGTCCAAAATGGGGTAAGTAATACGGATAACTCTTTAGATAAAAATAAAAAGGATACTTATTCGGTTGAATTTGAAAAGATTTGGAATTTGTATTTGAAGAAGGGCGTGAAAAAAACCTCTTACAAAGCATGGACAAGACTTACTTCGAATCAACAACGGGAAGCCCTGGCTCATATACCGTTGTTTATTGCGCATCATCAAAGCCACAACAAGATGGCTTACCTACCTCACTTGGCTACTTACTTAAATCAGCAACGGTGGGAAAATGATTTGCCGTATCAAGACAACGCAAATAATACCGACCTTCAATGGAGTTAACGATAACCAAAATGAAAATAGGACAACAAAGCAACGAAGAACTGGGGGCTATTGTTAAAAGGCTCATTGACCTGGGCGGTATGAATCCGCCTGGCGACCCGAAGTCGACAATTGAATATGTACGCCATACCTGGAAGAATTATGAAGTACAACTCCTGGAGGATTCGGTCGAATGGTTTCTCCAGGGAAACTACGACCCCAAAACACGCCAACTTACGGCCGTGCTTATTATAAAACTCATACGTGAATTCCTAAAGTCAACACCAAACAAATCAAGGTATTTCCAAAAGCAAAAACAAGCCTACCAAATGCCCGAAAGAGACGAGGAAAAGGTAAGCCGTAAAGCCTTGCACGCCGTTGCTGATGATTATAAAAAATCATTTGAGGATACCAAGTGGCTATTCAAATTCAATATCAAAAGCCTTTCTTCCCTGGCTTCGTGGGTGGAGAAGAAGGGGTGGATTGACAAGGAATACCTTGACGATAAATACGCTGAACTGGAATGGAAACTTTCCCAGTATTGCGAACGCCAATACAAGCACCATTTAAGCAATAAAAAATCCAACGACCCACTTAAAGCCCTGGGGTATTCTTACACCGAGCCAAGTAACGAGGATTTACAAAATGCTATAAAGGTGGCTTCAATTATTGAAAAGGCGATTGAAGATGGAAAGATTTGATTTTTGCGAATGCGGTAATGCCTTGACCGTGGGCACATTCGAAGCACAAAACTGTGGCGAATGTAAAACCATAGAAGATGCCGAATACTGGGCGGATAGAACGAAATTACTAATCAAAAGAAGGGACGATGAAATACGTAGAAAAACTATTGAGAGAGAACGCTGGCTTACGGGACGACGATTTTAAGTTAGTGGCGAATGTTTGGTTTTGGGAACTTTCCAGCGATGGACAGAATCCAGCACGAATGACTGGCTTTACCTTGTTGCAAGAATATGCCCAGGGGAAACTTACCTCAGCGGATACCATTACAAGACAACGCCGTAAACTCCAGGAAGAATTCCAGGAACTAAGGGGCGAGAAATACCAGGAACGCCAGGCTAAACAAAGTATAGTGAAAAAGAAATTAGGGTACTAATGATTGAATTCAAATGGATGGTGGTAATACTGACGATTACCGTTAGTATGTTAATGATTTATTGGACGGGTAAAAACAAGGCAAAATGAAGCAACTTGAAAGTGCCCTACAAGCCGAATGTGTTAAGTGGTTTCGGCTTCAATACCCTGGCTATGCTGGGGTATTTTTTAGCGTACCGAATGGAGGTATGAGAAATCGGGGAACGGCCATTAGAATGAAGCGTGAAGGCTTATTACCTGGGGTAAGTGATTTGATTTTGCTTGTTCCCAGGGGAGAGTACCACGGCTTGTGTATTGAAATGAAACACGGCAAAGGACGGCAGACCAAACATCAAAAGGCATTTGAGGAAGCGGTTGAAAGCCAGGGCTATCGGTATGTGGTGGTCGGTGGCTTCTTAGAATTCGCCAGGGAGATTCAGTGGTATTTGACAAGTTAGGATTTTGTTTTATATTTGAAAAGACAAATACTTTGAATGACCTTAACCGACATAGCACAACGGCACGACGAATGGATTGCGATTGCAGTCTACTTAGGTGCGCCGTCGGGCTTTGAAGAGGACATCGTTCAAGACTTGTATATGAAATTGCATACAATCCAGGAAAGGGAAGGCGATTTGAATCGACTAACATACAACGGCCAGTTAAACACGGCCTACATCTTTACTGCCCTGGGGAATATGGTTACATCATTACATCGCAAATCTAAAGAGAAGCCCTTAGACGACGTTTCGTTTAGTTTTGATGCCAGTATACAGAACGATTACGAAAACGCCTTCAAAACGCTTCTAAATGCCGTAGAAAAGCAATTAGAAGAACAACATTGGTATGACCGTAAACTCTTGAAGGTGTATTTGGAGGAGGGTCATTCGATACGAAGCCTGGCAAGGGCAACAAACATTAGTGCTAAATCAATCTTTATTACCTTAAAAAATGTCAGAGAAAAAATCAAAAACAACTGCGAAGAAGAATACCAGCAGTACAAGGAAGAAAAGCGCAAAACCCAAGGCGAAAGGATTAGGGGATACCGTGGAGAAAATTACGGAAGCGACTGGGATTAAAAGCCTGGTCAAATTTATTGCGGGGGAAGATTGCGGTTGTGATGAACGCAAGGAAAAACTGAACGCCTTGTTCCCTTACAAACAACCCTTATGTATGACCGAAAATGAATACAATAACTGGACTGTCTTTCGGGACAAGGATAGCGAGGTACTTCAAAAGAGTGAACTTGACCTCATTGCAACGCTACACGCCAGGCTATTTCAACACCCCTATACAAGACCGTGTACTTGTGCGCCCGTTCGTTGGAAGGAATTCATTGCCGAAATAAATCAAGTCTACAATACATATGAAGAAGCCGAAAATTAAGGTCGAATACGTACCTATTTCAAAGGTCAAAGCAAACCCAAACAACCCCAGGGTTATACGGGACGAGAAATTCGCCAACTTGGTCAAAAGCATTGAGGAGGATTCATGGATGAGTGAAGCCCGTCCAATTATTGTAGATGAGGACATGGTTGCCCAGGGGGGAAATCAACGCTTCCGAGCCTACCAACATTTAGGGTGGAAAGAGGTACCCGTTATGATTGTCCCTGGCAATGTAGCAGATACTAAGGCTATGCGCCGATTCGTAATTAAGGACAATGTGCATTCGGGGGAATACGACTGGGAACTCCTGGCTAACGAATACGACCCTGGCTTTTTGAAAGAAATGGGGGTAGATGTATGGATGCCCGAGCAAGATGTTGACCTCGATGGCTTTTTTGATGAACCCCAGGAGGACGATGCTAAGGATATCGAACCAGCGACTAACCTGGTACTCACTTATACGGAAGAAGAATTGGAAGTGGTAAAAGAAGGGCTTTTGCACGTAGCCGAATCCTATGAAGCGGCGGTGTGGAAACTACTTAAAGATTACTTAGGAAAATGAGGACGCTCGTAATAACCGACCAAGATGTTATCGGCTTCCACCAATGGGAAGGGGCATTGCCCGAAGTTGAATTTCTAAAGTACAAACACCGACACATATTTCGTATTCGTTGTGCCTTTGAAGTGGGGCACGATGACCGAGAGATTGAAATCTTTATCCAGGAGGACAAGATTCGAAGATATTTACATAAAAAATACTTAACGCCTTGCCACTTTTGGGGTATGTCTTGCGAAATGATTGCAAAGGAATTACTCCAGGAATTTAATGCCGTTTGGGTTGAGGTATTTGAAGACAATAGGGGAGGTGCAAGGGTTGAAAGATGATAGTAAACGACCAACAAAACATCAAGGTGCATTTCGCAGGACTGGAGAACCAGGATTTTGCGATGGCGTTGACCGACATAGGGGACATCAAGTACTCCCTCTTTACCGTGTTTCCCTTCATCGCCCACAAATTCGGTATCAAGCCATTAAAGATGAAATCTTGTACCACACAAAGCCCTGGTTATTTGACGAGCGCACATAGGCACACAATAATGGATTCGGGGTTATTTACTTTGATGTTTGGGGCACACGCTGGGGAGCGAGATGAAAAGTTTGTTACAAGGTGGTTAGAGGAACTCGTAGGCTTTACCGAGGAGGTGGGGTATACTGGTACAATCGTTGAGGTAGACTGTCAAAAAATCCTCGGTGTAGAAAAAGCCTGGGAATTCCGCAAACGAATGCGTGAAATGACGAACCTAAGACAAATAAACGTCTTTCATAAAGAGGACGGAAAGAAAGGGCTTGACCGATTAATTGAATTCAGCGATTACATTGCCGTATCCGTACCCGAATTAAGAATCACAAATCGCAAGACCTACAAGGAAGATGTTGTTCGCCTGGCTAACTACATTAAGAATAAGAAGCCGTCGATTGATATTCACTTGCTGGGTTGTACCGAAAACAACCTACTAAAACAATGCTCGTTTTGTAGTAGTGCGGATTCTACTTCCTGGCAACAAGTTAATCGGTGGGGTAGCCTGGTATTCAACCACGGGGATAAAACCACCAAGGTAAAGAATCGGGACATTAATAAAGCCAAACTTGAAGGGCTTACCAGGACGAAAGTGGAAAACATTCTTCAGCACTTTGAAATGGAGGTTACACCTAAACGCCTGGACTATTACGGCAAGTACGGACTTGCTGGAATGCTATTGAAAAAACAATATGCCTACTACGGCGGAAATCAAGAATAATGAAAGTAATTAAAGTATACCATTTTTACGCCGCACACCGCAATAAAGAAGCGGGGGTAAAGTGCGGTAGAATACACGGGCACACTTACGATGTTGAGTGTGAATTTTCTTTGGAGATGGACGGGGATTTGACGGTCTTGTTTAGCGACATCGATGAAATAGTTGAACCGATTGTTAAGCAGTTTGACCACTACTTTTTGCTACACGATGAAGACCCGTTGTGTCAAGCGCTTATCGACCTCAATGAACCGTTCATTCCATTACCATTTCAAACGAGTGCTGAGAACATGGCTATGCACCTATTCGACCTCATTCGTGAGCATATAAACATAACTAAGATAACGCTGGCCGAAACAAAATCCAGCAAAGTAGCCTATGAGAAAGTTAGCGATTAGCGAAGTATTCTACTCAATACAAGGGGAGGGTAAGACCGCAGGATTTCCAGCCGTATTTGTGCGCCTGGGGGGTTGTAACCTTATGTGTGGAGGTATGGGTACACAGTTTACTGGGGAATTAATGAACGGGGCAACCTTCCGATGCGATACCCTGGAAGTATGGATGAATGCCCAGGCGAAAGCCGTAGAAGAAATCCTTGACGATGAATGCGTGGAAGCAATCAACGACGGGGCGAATGTAATTATTACGGGGGGCGAACCTACAATGCAACAAGATGCGGTGGTAGATTTCATTCAATACATTCGTGAATTCATAAACCCCGAGGTATTCGTTGAAATCGAAACCAACGGAACGATACTTCCAAGCGATGCCCTTTTTAGGGAAGTCGACCAATGGAATGTTAGTCCCAAACTATCCAATTCGGGCAATACAAGAAATCAAACCTACCAGCCCGAAGTCATTAAAGCGGTATCACGAATGAATGCTATGTTCAAATTCGTTGTAACTACTGAAAGTGAATGGGAAGAAATACGAGTGGATTACTTGCCTATCGTTAAAAGGGAACAAGTATGGCTTATGCCGAGTGGAGAGGACAAGAATCTTCTATCGGAAAGCGCACCAGCCGTTGCAGAAATTTGTAAACGTGAACGACTAAAATACACCAGCCGTTTGCACATTGATATTTGGAATAAAAAAACTGGAGTTTAGATGAAAAAAACCTACATCACCTGGGAACAAGTTTACGAGAGAGTTAATGCCTTGCCAAAGGACGTAACATACTACGGTGTGCCCAGGGGAGGAGCCGTCCCAGCCGCACTAACTGGAAAAGCCGTTATGAATCCTCACGTTGCCGATGTTATTATTGACGACCTAATTGATTCGGGAGCAACCGAAGTTAAGTGGAAAGCCGAATTTCCCGAAAAACCATTCGTAGCGTTATTCGATAAACGCAAGGAACTCCAGGGCGAGTGGTTGGTATTCCCCTGGGAAAAAGAAGAAGACGGGGAGGTAGAAGATAACATGGTGCGAATCTTCCAATACCTGGGCGAAGACCCAACACGAGAAGGGTTAAAGGAAACACCAAAACGCTACCTCAAATTTATGCGTGAATTCTTATCGCCTCCCGAATTCAATTTCACGGTATTCGATTCGGAAGGAATGGACGAGATGATAGTACAAACCAACATTCCGTTTCATAGCCTTTGCGAACATCATATAGCCCCTTTCTTTGGGGTGGGACATATTGCCTACATACCCGATGGAAAAATCGTTGGATTGAGCAAGTTAGCCCGTACCCTTGAAACCTATTCTCGTAGGCTACAAAACCAGGAAAGGATTACAATGCAAATTGCAGACCGATTGATGGAGGAACTACAGCCTAAGGGAGTAGCCGTTGTATTAAAGGCACAACATATGTGTATGAGTATGCGAGGGGTAAAGAAGCACGACACCTACACCACCACATCTAAGATGGTTGGATATTTTAAGGAAGACGAGAAGGCTCGCAATGAATTTTTACAACTGATTAAGTAATGCCAAAACCGAACAAAACCGAACACCATAAAAAAGCAATGCTTGATGCCCTCCAAAAGACCTTAAGCAATGTAACGGCTTCGTGTAAAAAGGTGGGTATTGGTAGGACAACTTATTACGATTGGTTAAGTAATGACCCCGACTTTGCAAAGGAAGTAGACAACATCAAAGAAATGCGCTTGGATTACATTGAGGGTAAACTTATGCAAGGTATTGACGGGGGCAATATGACGGCTATTATATTCGCCCTTAAAACCCAGGGCAAACACCGAGGGTATGTCGAACGCCAGGAGATAACGGGACAAGACAATATGCCATTGAAGGTCAATGTTGAGGTAGTGCGAAAAGATGAATGATTGGAAACGAATTAACATTCAAGTCAAATGTTGTATTTGAATACCTGGAACAAAGCGAGGAGAGGTATGTAGTACAACAAGGGGGTACTCGTTCGGGTAAAACCTACAACATTCTTTTGTGGCTTATTTTCTCGTACACCTTAAGGCATAACAACCAGGGGAAAACGGTTACAATATGCCGTAAGACTTTCCCTTCACTTCGTGCTTCGGTAATGAGGGACTTCGTAAACATCTTGACTGAAAAAGGTCTGTACTTTCCCGACGCTCATAACAAATCAAGCCACGAATACGAACTCTTTGGAAATACGGTTGAATTTATTTCCCTTGACCAGCCCCAAAAGATACGGGGGCGTAAGAGGGATTTGGTATTCATCAACGAGGCCAATGAATTAACCTACGAGGATTTCTTTCAATTGAATATCCGTACTACCGAGAAGGTAATAATGGACTTCAACCCGTCGGAAGAATTCCACTGGATTTATGATAAGGTAATACCCAGGGAAGATTGTAGATTCGATATAACTACTTACCTGGACAATCCCTTCCTTGATGAATCGTTACGCCAGGAAATCGAAAAACTTAAACAAACTGACGAGGTTTATTGGAAGATTTACGGGCTTGGAGAACGGGCACAATCCAGGGCAGTCATATTCACTTTTCAAACCAGCAACATTCCCAACGATGCCGAATTCCTGGCATACGGATTGGACTGGGGATTTAGCAACGACCCGACTGCATTGGTTGGGGTGTATTCTAAGGGCGACAATTTGTATTTCGAGGAACTACTCTACGAAATAGGAATGACGAACTCAGACATCGCCTCACGGCTTAAGGACATGGGCATACAAGGTCAAATCATTTATGCCGATTCGGCAGAACCGAAATCAATTGAGGAACTAAAGCGGTGGGGATTCAAGATTCGCCCAGCATCAAAAGGCAAGGATTCGGTTAACGCTGGAATTGATATTCTAAGAAGGCACAAATTATTTTGGACGCCAGGCTCGAACAATGGCATAAAGGAAATGAGGAACTACAAATGGAAGCAAGACCGAAACGGGCAAACCTTAAACACTCCCGTAGATGCCTTCAACCACCTTATCGATGCCCTACGCTATTCGGTTTATATGACGAAATCAAATCCCAACTACGGCGTATACCATATTCGATAAAAAATTTTTTTCCCTGGGGTGTTGTATAACTAAAATAGTGTTCTGTAATTTGGATAAACCAAAAGAGAAAAGGCAATGAATACTACAAAAGCCAAAAAACTTAGAAAAGGATTTTACCAGTTTGATTTCGCTGGTCATACATTCTACATCGCATACTACCCCGAGATTGAGGGAACAAACAAGTGGCACGTATCGTGTGCCTCGGTTGATGTTGAGGAATACATGGATTCTTTATGGCGTTCACTTAGTGAAGCCGTGTTTATGATTGCATACGAATTTACAACCGAGGAATAATGCACACGAAGAATAACAACACCATCGTATTTCCCGAGGCGGAGCGAGTAAGAATTAACGGCCGTGCATATTGGTACACGGTTGATATTAAGGAAGGCATCGTACAGTTATGTGCCGAGAATGAATTCCGCTACGAATACATTGACCTTGATTTGGGTCGCTATATCGATACGTGGGAGTTAAGAGTAGGGTACGAAGGCGACCAGGAAATACTTCTTGAGGACGAAAATATCCGCATAGGAGAATGGGAAATTGCCGACCTAATCTTGTTCGCCCTAAATGAGGAGGGCTACTGGTCGAATAAGTACAGTTTGATTCTTGACCTGGAAATCAAAACACCCCAGGAGTTAGACTTAGAATGGTACCGTACCCGATTCATTCGCATTGCTGACAATGTATTGCGCCGTAAATACAAATTCAAAAAGCAACGCCAGGCGTACTGCGCGTTACTATGGAGAAAGCATTATCAATCAATTAAATAGTTATGTTAGACGTTAAATTATTCTACTGTTATTGGAGGCACGGCCTTCATCTTGGCTTCCTTGAGGTCGATGTTACAAACTTCACATTTACGTTGTTCAGTTTTCATCACGATGAGCAACACACATTCGCAAGATGGTTCGATGTACAATGGGTTGCACGTTAATTAATTTTTTGTATCTTATTGGGGTTGTGGTGCTTGCAAGCCTCACAATGACGATTCTATTACTAACCACTTTACACTTACTACAATGGAAAAGGAATTTACAGCGGAGGAAATCGTAGAAATTCAATACGAACTCGGTTCGGAATGTTGCGGTGCTAACCTTTGGAATGAAAACGACGGAATTGGAATATGTAGCAGTTGCCAAGAATGGGCTGGATACGTTCCCGAGGAGGACATTCAAAATGACCCGCATTTGTACATATGAATTTGAATATCGAATACCACACTCGCCTTCATGTTAAAACGGCCTTAAAACGCTTCAAAACGCTTAAGGAGGCGGCTGATGCCCTGGGCATATCCGACCGTACTTTGCTTCGCTACAAAAAGATGTACGCAGATGAAGAAACACACAATGATTTACCTCAAAGGAATGGGGTATCACGCGACTGATTTTATACCGTGCGAAGTATGTCAAAGCAAGGCAGTCGACATACACCATATTGAGGCACGGGGAATGGGAGGTTCTAAAAAGGCCGACCACATTGACAACCTCATGGCATTATGCCGATGGTGTCATAACGAGTACGGAGATGTGCCCAAGAAAAAAGCCTGGCTAAAGGAGGTACACCAGGGTAATCTCATATTACGAAATAAGTAAAACCACAACGCACACGTTCTTTTTTCTTTTATTGGTTTGGTTTTAAGACTACACTATTCCCAGGGTTGTGCGTTCCCTGGGAATTTTTTTTTCATTTTTTTTGGATTAGGTGTTGTAGAAATAAAATAAGTGCTGACCTTCGGAGTGTTAATAACCACAAAAGGAAAAAGAAAATGACACAAGATTTCGAAAACCGCAAAGCATTATTCGTAGACGAAATTCGCTACACAGTAGTAATGGTATTCAAAGGAAAAGCCTACAGAGAGCAATTCACATTCCAAGAATTATTCTTCTACAAAGAAGGCGTCGAAGAAAGAGAAGTAGTATTCGCAATCAGCGAGGACTTCGAAAAAGTAATCAAGATGAACCAGGGCGACCAAATGCCTATCCGAGTAACTCGCGACCTTGACGAGTGGGGAATCATCGAAAGAACGAACTAAAATAAACACCCACAAGCCCCACGCCCCGCACTGAAACAAATGCGGGGTTGTGGTGGTAGAAAACCTTAATAATTAGAAAAAATGGACAAGACATTATTTGTAAATCGCAACTGCGTAAACTTGAACCAGGTAACAAACGAGAACAAAGCCTGGGTTACATTCCTAAACGATAACTGGGAACAACATTGGTTTGCCGTTACAACTCCAACTGGCGAACACTTGGATTGGGATAGCGAAATGATTATGAACTTTTGCCGTAATAATTTTAGCCGATTCGGAATTCATTTCGGCATCGCCAACACCGAACAAATGTTGATGGGAAATGCAATGAGAGATAATCTCTAATCCTGGAAGCCCTCCGCACGGGGGGTTTTTTTATTCCACGGTGTTGTATAAACAAAATACTTAACTGACATTTGGAATGTCAAACAACCAAAATAAAAGAACTATGACAATGTTAACCAAAGAGCAAGTTGAATTGCTTACCGAACTTGAGGCGTGTCTTATCGACCTCAAAACTATCCCAAGCGAAACGCCTGGCGTTGAATGGGGTTTTTACACCAAGTATGTTACGGGTGCTACAATCGATTGTGTTGACGGAGAGATTCCTATGGAGATTATCGTGGCGTGTTTCGATGCCCACAACACACCAGTACCATCGAATCCACTAATCCCAAAATTCAACGCCTAATGGAAAAGCAGAAATACACCTTCCGTACATTAGAAATATCTCTAATCGATGAACTTGAATGTATGTACGTTCCTCTTTACACCGAAGATGATGTTGACGAATACATTGAATCTAATATGCACACCTTCATCGATAACTGCGTAATCTACTACAACGATGCCTGGGGTATGCTAAGAGAGAATGGAGAATTCGTCTCGAACTCCTGGGACTGGATTTATGACGAATACGGATTCAATGTTAACAACGTATGCCAGTGGGCGTACTGGGAATTCTACCACTACCTCCACAACGAATCCGATAAATTGGAGATTCTTCGAGAACGATTAAAACAACACCTCGTTCATTAAAACACAAACCCTGGGCATCGCCTGGGGTTTTTTTGTTTACTACACTTTGGCTTTTGGGCGTTATAATAGTATGAAACTTACTATTGACATACCTACAAGCCTCCAGGACATTACCCTGGAACAATATCTTCGATTCAAGGACATTCCCGAGGAACTCGAAGATGCCCGTTACGAGGAACTTTTGATTCAAGTTTTTTGCAATCTTAAGGGACACGACATACGACAAATGAATGAACTTAGCCGTAGAACGATTTTAACACGTCTTAGAAGCGTTATCAATGTCGAGGAGCATGAGTTTATCGAACGGGTTAATTTGAACGGCTTAGAACTCGGCTTTTTACCCAACCTGGATTCTATGACATTCGGGGAATTTGTCGACATCGAAACCTACCAAGGCAAAGAAGCCGACTGGGACAAGATGATGAGGGTGTTTTATCGCCCAATTGTTGCCGAGCAATTCGGCAAGTACGAAGTGGCTTCATACGCCGACACATTAGAGATGGAAATCGATTACTCTAAGATGCCAATGAATGCCGTCCTCGGTGCGCTGGTTTTTTTTTGCCAGTTAGGGAACGAATTGTTGAATCATATGATGAACTCTTTGGAGGAGGAAACGAAAAAGACTTTAGCCACCAATCAAACTTCGCAAGAAAGTGGGGGTGGTACGGAGCGATATTTAACCTCGCTAACGGAGATGTATCTCGCCTTGGACAAATTACAAAACAGCCTATGCATCAATGCTTGACAGCCCTGGCATATTTGCAAGATAAAAACGAACTCGAAAATAAATTAGTACAACGATGAGCGGATACTTTGGAATTACGGATGCAATACGAAAAGCCTTTTCGGAAACGGATAGGATTCAAACCATCACGCACGGCGACCTCAATATGATTGACCTCAATCGTCAAACGATTTATCCCCTGGTTCATGTTGTGTGTACGGGGGCAACATTCAACGAGCGTACAACCGATTACATCTTCAGCGTAACGATAATGGATTTAGTCGATTTTACCCGTGATGATGTTCGTGATGAATCCGAGCCTTTCTACGGCAACGATAATACCCAGGACGTACTTCACGACCTGGCTTTGACTGTTGAACAAGCCCTGGACAAATTGCGCCGTGGCGACCTTAGAAAAGAACTCATCGAATTGGTAGGTAATTCGGCTGGTACGGCATTTATAAATGATAGCGAAGAAGTAGTGGCTGGTTGGAATGTAGTGTTGAATCTAAGCACATTGAACGCCAGCGTAACGGACGGGTATTGCTAATGAGTGAAATCAACAAAATACTTTTCCCTTTTGCTGAGGAGTGGGCAAGACGTATTCGTTTGAACCTGGGTGTCGTTCGTAAGCGCAAAGGCTATCGCAATACCTGGAAGAAAAACGGCACCTCATGGATTTTGACGGGTTCTAAGGTGCGTTTTTTCAAAAGCAATAGTGTGGCCTCGGGCAACCTACAAAAGAGTGTTAAAGCCAAGGTTTCAAAAGGCACGATTTCAATAGTCGAAAAAGCATACGGGGAATATGTCGAAAAGGGAAGAATGCCGAACGGCAAAAGACCACCTTCTCAAGCCCTGGATTACTTTGCAAATGGCTACACAAAAATGAAGCGCATACTTGCCAGGGACTTAAAGACGGGGCAAGTATTACCCAATTCAAAAAGCACTCGTTCAAGCCAGGCATTTCTCATGGCTCGTTCAATTGGTGTACACGGTATCGAACCCTATCCATACAAGGCAAAAGCATTCCAGGAAACCTGGAGTAAGCGAAAGCCCGAATTCACAAAAGCCTTAATAAAGCATTTCAAAAATGGCCTTAACGATTAACAAACAACCCGATGCGGGGGACTTGACCCTGGCGAATAGCCCAGTACTTATTCAAGTAAGTAGCACCAATATCACTCAAACCGATTTCACTTATGAGGTTGAGGTTTACATTTGGACGGGGGCTTCCAGCGCACAACCGAGCGATGCAAATTATACCCTTCGAAAGTTGCCGAATTCCTCAATGAATAATCGTGCGGTATTTGACCTAAGTAAACTAATCAACGACGAATTCGAATTGCCCCAGTTAAACGACTGGACAAATAGGGTAAAGAATAGTGTAGGAACTGCCGTATGGGTTAAAACTGTTTGCAAAGGTGTTTGGGACGGGGGAAGTGAATCCACAACGGGAAACGGCTTCTATGCAGTCCAGGGATATTCGTATTCATACAACCAGGAAATCAACCACAACTACGACCACGCCGATACGGTGGGCTTAATTGATTCTCCCGAGAACATGGAATTCTTTGGCTCGTCAATGTACATTCCCGTTTACCGACCTCATCACACTTCGGTAAGGGTAACGGACGGCACGACTACATACACCGAAGATATTTCGGGTAAAGTGGTTTCGGAAAGTGAACAACGCCTGGTACACGTTGACATTATTGACATTATGAATGACGAATCAATTACGGGCGATGACATTACAGTTACCCTGGGGGGTTCGGGCAACAACAAGGTATACAAATTCAAAAGAGGTTGTGCCAATCGATACGAGGCATACCCCGTTGCCTTTGTAAATAAATTCGGTTGCCTTCAGTACCTATTCTTCCAGGGACGAGCAACAAAATCAATTCAGTTAGAAAGCCAGGCATTCAAACGCCCAATGTTTTACGATGGATTCAATATCGATGTAAGCAAAACAAACGGCAGTTCATACGGGCACAAGGGAAAGGTTGTATACCAACTTAACACCCAAATTTTAGGAGAGGAAATCAATAGCAGTATTGAGCAACTTTTAGCCTCCCCAAAAATCCAAATCTACCACGATTCAATTTGGCGTTCAGTCAATATCGTGGAGAAAAACATTACACTAAAAACCAGCCTCAACGATAGGATTGTACAATACACATTCCAATTCGAGGAAACGGCTGATTACTTAAATATGGCGAACGCATGAGATTCGTAGTCTATCTTGACGGTACTGCCCTGGATATGTTCCAGGACGAAAGCGTTGTACTCTCCAGGAGGGTAAAGGATTTGCGCGACCTTAAATCGGTTGTCAGCGATTATTCCCAATCGTTTAAGGTACCAGCATCAACCCGAAATAATAAGGCTTTCAAACACTATTACAATGTTGATGTTGTAGG